ACAGGAGTTGCTCCTCCAGCAAGTGGTGATGTTAATTTACGTGTGTACAAAAATGGTAGCTTTTTAGTTGATGGCGCCACTATAAACACTCTGAATACTACCGGTGATAAAGGAGCGGCAAGTAGTTTTCACCCAAATCAATATGTATTTTCGGCAGGAGACACCTTAAGTGTAGAATTTAGATTTCAGATGGATTCCACGGGAGAGAGTATGACGGTTGAACATTTCGCAGTGCTTATTGAAGTGCAAACTAATCCAGCTAAAATGGATAGTTCTGATGTTTGGAATTTTGATAGTTAGGAGTAGCAATGAGAATAGTTATTTTAAAGGATAAAGGAAACACTCGTGTTAGAGAAATAGTGGACGAAAGTAAAACTTGGGTACAAAACGCTGTTCCTGCAAATAGTGATGAAGTAGGGAACAGAAACTTGACAGATTTTTTTGAAAGTTGCGACCCACCACATACCGGTTCAATATCGGGAAGTTACAATATTCTATATGATGAATATGGTAACGCTACACATAAATTTTTTACAGGGGAAGATTATTTAATTACACCCTAACAATAGGAGAAAACAATGTTAGTAGAATTTAAAGAAGTGATAGAAATGGTATTACATCACGAAGGTGGATATGTAAACGACCCGAAGGACCCGGGTGGAGAAACAAAATATGGAGTATCCAAACGTGCTTATCCTGATTTAGACATAAAAAATTTAACCTTAGAGGATGCGGTTGATATTTATAAGAGAGATTATTGGGATAAGGCTAAAGTTGAAGAACTGAAGCCGGACCTCCGCCATATCTATTTTGACATGGTTGTAAATATGGGGCGAAGCAGAGCTGTAAAAGTTTTACAGCAAACAGCCAACTCGAAGGGGAGTACCCTAAATGTTGATGGCGGTCTTGGACCGATAACCATCAAGGCTCTTAAAAACGTAGAGTTAGAAAGAGTAAGATGTTACAGAGTAAAATATTATATGGATTTAATCTCACGAAAACCAAGTCTTGAAAAATTCATTTTTGGATGGTTTAAGAGAAGTCTTGAGGTATAATTTTAACTTCTAATATTTATAATTGTATGATTAGACTAAAAGACATATTATTTGAGGAGTCTCCTGTAGACAATAGTCCTGGACCTAAAGGCTATGCGCCTTTTGTAACACCTGAAAGATTTGAACAATACAAAGCATATCTACAACGTGTATTTCAATCAAGTGGCGTCACGCTTATAAAGGAAGGTGTTGACGATAAAGGAATATTAAAAGCTGTCTTTTTAGCAGGAGGTCCTGGTTCAGGTAAGACTTGGGTAACACGAGGTCTTTATGGCATTCCAAACAAATTTAATTTTTCTACAGCTGGTCTCAAACTTGTCAATCAAGATACTGAATTAGAAATGTTACTAAAAAAATATTTCGGAACTACAGATTTAGATAATATGCCTGAAGAATTATTTGCAGATATAACAGGTGTAGATTTCAAAGGTAAACAAATCGGTTCTTCAAGTGGTATGAGAGCATTTGCGAAAGACTTGACAAGAGCAAGAATGGAAGGCTATGTACGTGGTCGTTTAGGAGTAATCATAGATGGCACAGGACACAAGTATCACGCTATCGCTAAAAGAAAGCAAAGATTTGAAGATTTAGGTTATGATTGTTATATGGTTTTTGTAAATACTTCCTTAGAAGTAGCACTGAAAAGAAATATGGAAAGAGATAGAGTAGTTCCTGAAAAGATTGTACGTGATAGTTGGCACGATGTTCAACAAAATTTAGGAGGATTTCAAAAGTTATTTGGTCGTAACTTTTTAATTGTTGATAATAGTAAGACGCTTGGTGAAGATGAAGCAGAGAAAAAATTTGAATCGTTAGTAAAACAAGGTGTAAATAAATTTGTAAAAGCACCTGTTAAAAATAGAATTGGAATAAATTGGATGAAGAGAGCGAGGCTCTTGAAAAAACAAGGTATAAAGTAATGGACAAGTATAATAAATCAATACAACATAACTGATTCCATCACGCAACTTGGGGGTCTCCCAAGAGAAAGAATGAAGGATTAGGTAAAGTACTTTGGCACTCTTTAACTGAAGATGGCAAAGTAGAAAGAGTTGACATACAATTTGGAGAAAAAGTGTACAAAAACGTAGCAGTAGAAAGATTGAGTCCTACAGACGAATCTTCACATAATCATCCTAAAAGGAAAAAGAAGAAGCAAGAAGGTTCTTCTGTTCCCTATGGTAGTGGTTATAAAAAGAAGAAGATGAGTAGAAATGAAGCTATTGATTTGATTAGAGGAAATTTATGTATTGAGTGTGGTCAACCTGTAAATGAAGATTTAAGAAAATGGTTCAAACAGAAATGGGTGAACATTGGTAAAAAAGATAAATCAGGAAAACATCCTGAATGTGGAACAAGTGGCGAAAAGAAAGGTTATGCAAAGTGTGTACCAGCTTCAAAAGCCGCAAGTATGACCAAGAAACAAAAAGCAAGTGCTACTCGTAGAAAACGAGCGGCTCAAAATAAAGCAGGTAGAGGCGGTAGAGGAAAACAAGGTGCTGGTGCACAAGGTAAAAAACCAATTAGAGTCTCTACTAAACCAAAAAAATAATGGAAAATACAATGAAGGAAGCACGAGGAACTTGTTGGGTAGGATATCAACAGATAGGTATGAAGAAAAAAGGCAATAAAATGGTACCTAATTGTGTGAAGGAAATTTATTGGGAAAATGAGTTAGGTGAAAGTTGTGGTTATACATTTGAATTAGAACCTATAAAAGAAGCTGAATACCAAGGTCGTAAAGTAAAATTAAATAAAATTATGCAAGGCGATGTTAAAAAATTTAAAGTCTATGTCAAGAATGACAAAGGCAACGTAGTAAAGGTTAATTTCGGACACGGAGGACCAGGCAAAGGTCGTGGAATGAGTATACGTAAATCCAATCCAGGAGCACGTAAGAGTTTTAGAGCAAGACATAATTGCGACAATCCAGGACCAAAACACAAAGCACGATATTGGGCTTGTAGAACTTGGTAACAGCCTATGAGTAAACTCTCTGATTGGCTCGCACATCAACTCTTAGATGAATCAATAGATATACCCGTTGAGATAGGTGACACTATCCTTATGGGTAGATTCAAGAATAAACGTGTAGTTGTAAAAACAATTGACTTCAATGAAAAAGGTGATTTACTAATTAACGGAAGGTCTGCTTTAAAATTTAGAATTGTAAAAAAGGTTAATGAAAACAAGGACGAGATTGAAACCATACGAAACTTTCTTACAAAACATACAAAATCTGCTAAGAAAGCCTCTTCTATGATTAAGAAATATTATAAGAAAGTCAAGAAACAATTTAGAGGAGATTCTACAAGAGATGTAGCAATGGCAATCATAGGCTATGATGTTGTAGGAGAAACAGCCTATATACAAAAAAGGATGAATGAAGGTCCAAGAAAGCCACGTAAGAAAGGTCAACATAGACAATCATCAAGTCATTCAGATTTATACACAGATGAAAATCCAAAAGGCACAATTAAAGGTCTAAAGTTTGCCACCGTTAAAGATGCAAAGGCTTCAGTTAGTAAAATAAAAAATAGTGGTAAATCACACGCACATAAAATACAAGCAGCAGTTGCTATGGAACAAAGAGCAAGGGAAATGGGAAAGGCGTCACAAGCTGCTATCTATCGTGCTTACATCAATAAGATGAAAAAGAAGACTAAGAAGAAAAATGAAGATTATACTTTTGGACCTGATTGGATACCAACAAATCTCGGTCAACGTAAAAAGATGAAAAAATTACATAAGAAAGCTAATCGTAGTCTTAGAGAAGGTAAAGAAGATGTAGTAGTAGTTTACTCAGGAAGATTTCAACCTTTTCATATAGGACACTACTCAACGTATAAGAAGTTAACACAAAAATTTGGAAAAGACAAGGTTTTTATTGGCACAAGTAATAAAACAGCACCAGGTCGTAGTCCTTTAAATTTCAAAGAAAAGAAAAAGATTATTACAAAGTTCTTTCCTGTAAGTCCTAAGATGGTTGTTCAAGTAAAAAATCCTTACAACCCTCAAGAAATATTATCAAAATTTCCCGAAGATACAACGTACATAGCTGCGGTAGGAGAAAAAGATTCTCAGAGATTAAAAGGTAAGTATTTTAAGCCTTATAAGAAGGGAAGTGAAATACCATACAAAGAGGGAGCTTTTGTTTTAGCCGTACCTCCTACAGGATTCAAAGTGAGAGGTAAGCCTGTAAGTGGTACGATGGTCCGTGCAGTCTTTGGTGGTAGTGATAAAGAAGAACAAATAGAATTATTCACGAAGATGTATGGCAAGTTTGATTCATCTATGTATAAATTTATGATAAATAAGTTTGATGGTAAAATCAATGAAGCCTCCGATACTACTAAGGGTAATCTTGATGATGGACCTCCTACTTGGCATAAAAGTTTTGCTGATTACGAAAAATACACAAATGCTTGGTTACAGGAGTTATGGGGAGATGAAGATTGGAAATATGTCGCCTCTATGATAAATGCAGAGTTTGACCCTATAGAAGATTACACTTTAAAATATTCAACGGTTCCTGCAGTATCGTATTTAGATGCAGGTAATGTACAAGGTTCAAAAGACGCTGTTGATAAATATGAAAAGTTTGTAGGTCGTATAGCAGATGATATAGGTTGGGAAGTAATAAAGTGGATGGGTTCAGATAAGGCACGTGAGAACTTGATTGGAAAAGTTCTAAGTGCTGGTATATCAGGAGATAAAGAGAGGCAACACGACATAAAAGAAAATTTAATTAGCTCAAATGACAATCTATTTATAGATAAGGAGTTATTATTAATGGGTGGAGCCTATGGACATCTTGCTCATCCTTTTGACGATAACGGGTTAACATTTAGAGATTTGAAGACAATGATAGATTTAGCACTTCAAGGCAAACTTGAAAGTGTATCAGAAAAGACAGACGGTCAAAATCTTATGATTTCCTATATTGACGGAAAGATAAGAGCAGCAAGAAATAAAGGTCATATAAAACAATTTGGTAAAAATTCTCTTGATATTAGTGGTATAAAGAATATGTTTTCAGGTAGAGGTGCAATAGAAAAAGCCTTTACTTATGCTATGAAAGATTTAGAGATAGCCATAAAGAAACTTGGTAAAAAAGATTTACAAGATATATTTGATAATGGAAAATCTTTTATGAGTTTAGAGGTTATGTATGTTCCTACTACAAACGTTATACCTTATGGTATCAATATGTTAGTCTTTCACGGGACGATTACATATAATGAAAAAGGTGAACCTGTAGGTCAAAACAAATCAGCCGGTGCTAAGTTATCTAAAATGATAAAGAAAGTGAATGCTAATGTTCAAAGGCATTTCGACATTGAAAGTTTACCTAATACTAAATTACCAAAAGTAAAAGATTATGAAGCTAAAAAATCTGTATTTTTAAACAGAGTAAACAAATTACAAAAACAATATGGACTTTCAGAAACAGACACAGCAGGTGATTATCATCAACACTATTGGTTAGAATTTATTTTAGCAGGAGGTAAATCAAGTGACAACCCTAATCCTACAGATAAAGTAATGTATGGATTAGTAAAGAGATGGGCCTTTTTTGATAAATCATATAAGATACCTACAATTAAAAAAGATTTAAAAGATTATCCTAAATTTTTAGATTGGGTATTGACCACTGATAAGATAGACCATACAAAAATATGGAAGAAAAATATTACTCCGTTTGAAAAAATATTTCTTGATTTAGGTGCAGAAGTATTATCAAATATGGAAAACTTTTTATCTGCTAATCCAACTAAAGCAGCAAATAAAATGAGACAAGAATTGGCAAAGACGATTAAAAAAATACGTTCAAGTAATGATTTGAGAACCATGGATATGATGAAGGCCCAACTTCAAAAAGTACAATCAATGGGCGGTTTTAAAAAGATAGTTCCTACAGAGGGTATAACATTTATGTTTAAAGGTAAAGTTTATAAACTCACAGGATTATTTGCTCCTATAAATCAAATTCTTGGAATGTTAAAATACACGAGGTAATAATGAGTTATAGTAAGGAAACAGAAAGACAAAATCAAGCCTTAGAAACTATTTTAAAAGGAGGAACTCCTGAGAAAAGAGTTATGGTCGGATATAATACAAATAAAGGCGAAGATAAAAATGGTAAGACCATTGAAAGTCATCTAACAAAAATTATGCAAGAAGCCAGGATGCCTTGGTTTTGTCCTGAGTGTGATAAAGTAATGAAACACAGATTAGATGATAAGATGTGGAGATTATTCGGACAATGTTTTGATTGTCAAATCAAAGAAGAAAACAAGATGAGAATTGAAGGTACTTATGATGAATGGGCAAGAAAGAAAGTATTACAAAATCAAATATCTTTTTTAAATGACCAATTAGAAAGCCTTGACCAATATGCTCAACAAGATAGTGTAGAATTTTATAATGCAGTAAATCCTGAATTAGGTTATGGTCATACAGAAAAGTATGAACGTTCTGATGAGGACAAAAAAGTTGTAATGAAACAAGTAACTGAGGCTAAAGGATTTATATCAGATAGTATTACACATTTACAAACAAAATTAGATTCAATAGGAGAAAGTAATGAAGTGGCTTAAATACGTATTAGGTCTTTTAGGAGCAGTTGGAGCATTATTTGCAGTAAACAAAGCTAAAAGTGAAGAGGTAGTAAAACTTAAAAAAGTTATTGATGAAAATAAAAAAGAAGAAAAGAAAGTTGAAAAACAAATCAAAGAGTTAGAAGTGGCTAAAAAGGCAAGTAAACGTGAAATAGGAAATATGAAAAGAAAACTTACTATTTCAAAAAAGAAAACTAAAAAGATGCAAGAGGCCTATGACAATGATGAAGTCGAATCAGCTGTAGATTTTTTAAGAAAGTTTTCACAGAAGAAATAATGTTAAGAGTAGCTGTAACAGGTCTGACTAAAGCAGGTTCTACTCGTCTTTGTAATTTATTAAGACTCCTTTTTCAAGATGAAAATGTCAAACTGATTTGGTCACATTCAGACGAAGAAGGAAATGAAGAATACCTATCTGAAGATACAAATGTAATAATATCTAAGTTTCATAAAATTTCTGACAAGATAAGAAGTTACGATTATTTATTTATAACATACAGGGACTTACGTGACATATCAATATCATTATCTAAGAATGGAACAGACTTTTTTGGAACTCCTTTAATTTACACAAATGTATCAGATTACATTGAACAAATGGAAACAGCCATAGATATGTTTAATACAATGAATTTACCTGAATGTATACTTGTAAAGTATGAAGATTATAGCACGGATTTTATTTTTGATTTGTGTAAAAAATTACATATTTATAAAGAAGTCCACGAAATAGAGGAAATAAAAAAAGAAGTAGATTCTCTTCTCAATAATAAATCTGAATTTAGAGAGACGTTGATGCAAAGTAGTGTCAATACTTCTAATGGATTATCAAAAAAATATTTAACACATTTTAGTAAAAAAGAAAATAAACAAATCGTAGACAATATAAAAATCAACGATTTTCTGAGGACATATAATTATGAAGTTCAATTTTAAAGTATTAAAGTATTTTATAATATTTTTCTTTGCATTATCAATGGCGACAGGTCAAGAAGTAGAGATAAAAAAAGGCGGTGAAAAGCCAACTACTTTTACTTATGATGAAGCATTAGAAATGTTAGAGGCACGTGATAAACAATGGAAAGACAAGATTGCAAAAGCTAATACGTTGATAGAATTTCAAAAGATTACTATTGCTAAATCTGATTCTATTATTATTAAATTAGAAGAACAGGCAAAATTAGATACATTAGTTTTACTTGCACAGAAAAAACAAATTGATTTATTAAAATCACGTGATGAAATGAATGAGAAAATGGTAGAATTAGTAAAACCAAAATGGTATGAGAACACTTATGTTTGGTTATTAGCAGGATTTATTTTAGGTAAAATATAATGAATGATAAGATAAAAGATGCACTAAAAAAAGAATTTATATCTTGTGCGTCCGACCCTTGTCATTTTATAACTAAGTATTGTATTATACAGCATCCAATAAAAGGTAAAATACCCTTTGCACTTTATGATTTTCAAGAAGAGACATTGAAAGAAGTTTTAGGTTCTAAGTATAATATTATCTTGAAGGCACGACAATTAGGTATATCAACATTGACCGCAGCTTATTCATTGTGGTTAATGACTTTCCACGCTGATAAAAACATTTTAGTATTAGCAACAAAACAAGATACAGCAAAAAATCTTGTTACTAAGATACGAGTGATGCACGCCAACTTGCCTACTTGGCTAAAACAACCTTGTGTTGAAGATAATAAATTATCACTACGATATAAAAATGGTTCACAAGTTAAAGCAGTATCATCAAGTGAAGATTCAGGTCGTTCAGAAGCATTGTCACTACTTGTTATTGATGAGGCCGCGTTCATAGATAAGATTGATACAATATGGGCTGCAGCTCAACAAACACTATCAACAGGTGGACAATGTATTGCTTTGTCTACACCTAATGGTGTTGGTAATTGGTTTCATAGAACGTGGGTAGATGCAGAAGAAAAAACTAATGGTTTTAATCCTATAAGATTACATTGGACCGTTCATCCTGAACGTGACCAAGAATATAGAAAAGAACAAGATTCACTTTTAGGTCCTGCATTAGCAGCGCAGGAATGTGATTGTGACTTTTTAACTTCAGGTCAAATGGTAATTGATGGTATTATTTTAGAAGAATATAAAAAAGAATTGTGTCGTGAACCATTTAAAAAACAAGGTTTAGATTCAAATGTTTGGGTATGGCAACCTCCCGATTACACAAAAGATTATATAATGAGTGCTGACGTAGCACGTGGTGATGGTAGCGATTATAGTGCATTTCACATTTTAGAATTAGAATCAATGGAACAAGTAGCAGAATATAAGGGTAAAATTGATACAAAAGAATTTGGTAATTTATGTGTAAATGTAGCTACAGAATATAATGATGCTTTATTAGTTGTTGAAAATAACAACATAGGATGGGCTGCTATACAACAAATTATTGATAGAAGTTATCAAAATTTATTTTATTCAAGTCAAGATTTACAATATGTAGACGTTGAACATCAATTGACAAATAGATATAGAAGTCAAGATAGAAATTTAAAACCTGGTTTTTCTATGACTATGAAGACGAGGCCTTTAGTTATAGCCAAATTAGAAGAATATTTTAGAGAAAAATCAGTTATTGTTCATTCGCACAGATTAATCGAAGAATTATTTGTATTTATATATAAGAATAATAAGGCTCAAGCCATGGATAGTTATAACGATGATTTAGTTATGAGTTTTGCCATTGGCTTATGGGTAAGAGATACTGCACTACGTTTGAGAGCAGAGGGTATGGAACTGAGTAAAAAGACGCTTACTAATTTCGGTAATCCATCTCAGTTAATGTACACGCCTCAAAAGGGCAGTGATAATTGGAAAATTAAAATAGGAGACCAGGAAGAAGACCTTACGTGGCTTCTTTAATGGAATAACAAATGGCTGATACAACTTTATTTAAAAGACTACAAAGATTATTTTCTACTAACGTCATAGTTAGAAATGTTGGTGGTAAAAAACTAAAAGTAGTTGATACAGGTAGAGCCCAATCTACTAATCGTCAAAACTTAATTGATAGATACCAAAAAATATATAGTAATCAAAAGGCTTATGGTTATGATGGGGGGTTGATTGTTAAACAACAACGTTTAGGTCTCTTTAGAGACTACGAAACGATGGACAATGATTCTATTATTTCTTCAGCACTTGACATTTATTCAGATGAATCAACAATGAAAAATGAATATGGTCAAGTTTTAGATATTGAAACCACTAATGAAAACATTCACGACATATTACACAACTTATTTTACGACATCTTAAATATAGAATTTAATTTATGGCCATGGGTTCGTAATATGTGTAAGTATGGTGACTTCTTTTTATTTCTTGACATCAACGAAGACTATGGTGTTACAAATGTTGTACCTATCAGTCCATATGACATAGCAAGAATAGAGGGTGAAGACCCTGAAAATCCAAATCACGTTAAATTTTCAATGACTCCTGTAGACAATGTAAAGCATACACAATATGGAAATAGAGATGTTGATTTAGAAAATTATCAAATAGCACATTTTAGATTGTTAAGTGATTCAAACTTCTTACCTTATGGTCGTTCTATGATAGAGGCAGCTCGTAAAGTATGGAAACAATTGACATTGATGGAAGACGCTATGTTGATTCACAGAATTATGAGAGCTCCTGAAAAAAGAATTTTTAAATTTGATATCGGAAATATACCTCCTAATGAAGTAGAAAATTATATGCAACAGGTCATTAATAAAATGAAAAAGACTCCTGTTGTTGACAATAATGGTGATTATAATTTAAAATATAATATGCAAAACTTAACAGAAGATTTCTTTTTACCTGTTAGAGGAGGAGATTCAGGTACTTCAATTGATACTTTGAGTGGGTTGAGTTATGATGCTGTTGATGATATTGAGTATTTGAGAAATCGTATGTTAGCTGCTTTACGTGTTCCTAAAGCCTTTCTTGGTTACGAAGAGGGTATAGAAGGTAAGGCTACGTTAGCTGCTGAAGATGTACGTTTTGCTCGTACAATTGAAAGAATACAAAGAATTATCGTAAGTGAATTACAAAAAATAGCTATTGTTCATTTATACTCACAAGGCTTCCGTGACCAGGACTTAGTTGATTTTGAACTAAAACTTACAAATCCATCAACAATATACGAACAAGAGAAACTTGAAATATGGAATACTAAGACAAGTTTAGCAGATTCTATGTTGAGAGATGGATTGATGTCTTCAGAATGGGTGTATAAAAATGTTTTTGGTATGAGTGATGAAGAGATTAAAGAACAAGACGAAAAAATTATATTTGATTACAAAAACAAGTATAGAAAAGCTACTATTGAATCAGAAGGTGAAGACCCAGCAAAACAACCTGAACAAACACCTACAGGCGATGATGCTATAGGCAGAACGGGTAACGAGTTAGGACCTGATGGTGGTAGTTTACCAGGAGGTAATCCTGGAGCTGGCAGACCAAGTGAAGGACCTAAATACAAAAAAGATGGTTCAGCACGAGGACGTGACCCATTAGGCTCACACGACAATAGTAAAAGTTTAAAAAGAGATAAAAAAATAAAACATACGTATAAAGGCGGGCCATTAGCGTTAGCACACTATGAGCCTGTGTTGAAATCTATGGGAAAAGACTCAGTTAAGGTAATATCTGAGGCAAATGAACTAAAAAATGAATATGACGAAGAGATAAACTCTGAAAAATAATATTTGTTTATATTTATATATGAGTATTTGGAGTAGAAAATGACCACAATAAAACACAATAAGATTAAAAACACCGAGTTTTTATTTGAGTGCCTATCCCGACAGGTGACTTCTGATATTTTAAATGATGTCAAAGACTCTCCTGCACTAAAAATTATAAAAGAACACTTTAAAAAGGGTTCTGTTTTGAATTCAGAACTTGAATTGTATAAAGCTCTTTCTTCAAAAACTATAACAGAGACTAATAAAATAGATTATTTAGTAGATTCTGTAGGTAAACTTAGAAAAAAGATTTCAAATAGAAGTTTAAGAACTGCTAAATACAATGTAGTGAAGGCTATAAAAGAAAATTATGATGTAAACCAAATATTCAAAACGAGAATAAAAGACTATAAAACCGTTGCATCTATATATAAGTTTTTTGAAAGTTTGTCTTCAGAAGTTCAACCTTTAGAAGAAACTAATATTAGATTCAATATGATAGAAAATTTAACTTCCTTACCTACACAGGGTAAAAAGAAAAACAAATTTGAAAGTTTTTCTAAACAAGATGCAGATATAAGATTATTAGCATATAAAATGCTTGTTGACAAATTCAACTCCAAATACTCAACATTATCCGAAAGTCAACGTAATCTTTTAAAACAATATATTAACAACATATCAAATACAAATTCATTTAAAGAATACATCGTTTCTGAAGTTACAAAAATACAGAAGGAGCTTAAAGATGTTTTACCTAAGATAGATGATAATGTTGTAAAAATAAAATTAAAGGAAGCTATAAAAATATCTGACAATTACAAAAAAGGTCAAGTCGTCAAAGATTCTCAAGTTATTGGTATGATGAGATTTTACAAATTGATTGATGAGATTCGTAATGTCATTAAGTAAATTAAAAGAAATACTTCGTGAACTTATAAAACAAGAGCTTGAAGAAGCAAGTTATACGAGTAACATTCCTGGTTTTCAAACTCCTTATGCCTTTACTGACCCTAAAAAGGATAAAAAGAAAAAGAAGAAACAAGCTACTGCAGGTGGATATAAACTTGCAGAAATTTACTACAGAGATTTAAAGAACGATGAAAGTCGTTCACCAAAACAAAAAGTATGGCACGCCGTAAGAGAAGTCCGAGATAGTTTAATTCATTTAGAAAAAACATTGAATCATACTATCAGATTGAAGAACGAATTAAATATAGATTCACGAACATATTACAAGTACGCTCACAATGGTTTAACAAAGATAAGCGAAAGACTTGTAAGGTTAGCAGCAAAGATTGGACAACTCAAGTAAGGCGAGGCTATGCCTTTTGAAGATAACAAAAAGTCCTATATGGACACTTTGTTTAGTATTGCAACCTTGTTGAAACGATGGCAAGTTGAAATACAAAATAAGGACATAGATAAGAATTATATGTTAAGGAGACTTAATCAATGGATAGAACAATTGGAAAGTCTCAAACACGAGATAATGATGGGAAGAGATAAATGAGTTTAGCTAAAAAAATGATACAACGTAACAATTGGATGAATGATTGGAAAAAAGCACTCAATGTTGTAGCTGAAGGTAAAATTGAAGCACGTGAATTAAAACTTTACATAGAAAATGATTCAGCTCTTTATAGACAAAGATATATGCCTATTATTAGAAATTTAAGTAAACATATGGCGAAAGACCGATATAAAGATTCTCTTGCTGTAAAGGCCTTTATGTATTTAGCAGAGGCAGGTGCAAAGAAATATATTAAAGATTTCGGAGGCGATAGAAATACTTTTTCTAAAGCTGACAAAATAATGGTTGCCAAAGAATTTGTAGAAGAATTTAAAGATTCTTACGACAACGAAGAATATGATTTTATGGGGAAAAAATAATGAAACAATTAATAGTAGATTATATACCATTTGAAGTTGCCCCTGAGGCAATCAATGAAGCTATGTCTTCTAATGGTAAACTCAT